TTGAGTCGGTTAATATAACAACAACAAATAATATATTCGGGGCTGCTCCGGAGGCGTACTTTGTTGATTTGAAAGTTAAGCTGTAATTTTATCCTCAATTCGTCCGTGAATTGTCTACAAATAATACTCGAACAATGCACGAAAAATCATAATTTTTATTAAATAATTAGTGAAATGTTTTGTGATTTACTTAATATGGCGTACATTTGTGGCAAATAAAAAGGAAACTATTATAGTCTACAGAATTTGAGATGCACGATCTAATTGCATCTATTAACAACATGGTCGATATGAAAACTATATCAAAAGCAAGTCGGGAAGAAAAGAAAAACTTCTTCGTTCAGGTCTTGAATGACAAGAGAGCCATGCGTGAATATATCAAATTAAACGGCTCTTTAGTCGGATTCAAACCAAACAATTACTCTTTTGTTAAGCCCCTATAATCTCGAAGAAACAGAAGAAGGTTATTGCTTTGTGACCGACTTTGGCAATATTTATCTTTTGACTTTCACAAACTACCCTCTATTGAATGACGGTTTGGATTTTTCCGTATTGTCATTTAGTATAGATATTGTCGAAAGAAATAGCACAAATTCCGATAACAGAATAGAAATTACGGTATGCTCTGCAATAAATAGATTCTTTGATGAAAATGACTATGCTATAATCTTTATGTTAGATAATATGGACGGAAAGCATCATGCAAGAAAGCGATTGTTCGACAAGTGGCATGGGCGTTCAAATAATAACGGAATAAGCAAAGAAAATTTTTCATTCACTACAGACGGAATAGAGATAATAACTTCCTTATTAATAAAAGATACAAATCCTTTTGTCGAAAAAATAAAAAATGAATTCAAGGATTTATGTGATATAAATTTCTTTCTGGAATAGTATTATTTACTACCTTTGTAAAAAAATATCACAATGAGAGGTTTATTGGTTGTTTCTGCATTTTTTGCAGAATAATGAATCTTTCTAAAATGGAAGATTCATGATAGTTAATAAAATAGGATAAGTCGTGAGATTTTTCCTTTTTTTTGTTCAAAATCGGTACAACACTTTCCCTTTTTTTTAATTCACTTCTAAGATACCTTTGTTGCTATGAAGCAATTAGGTACAATATCAGTAACAAATAAGGCAGAATCTTCCGAAGCTGTAATCGACATCGAAGGAATAATCGGTATTCCTGAATGGTGGCAGTTTGATGATGATGAAAGTCGCATTTCTACTTATGACAAGTTCAAAGCCTGCATAGATAACATCCGTAAAGTTTCAGCTAAAAAAGTTACCGTCAACATTCGCTCTTTGGGCGGAAATGTAGACGATGCCCTTTTGATTCATGATACCCTTGTGGCACTCAATGCTGATGTTGTAACTGTCAGCTTTGGATATACAGCGAGTGCAGCAACAATCATTCATCAAGCAGGCAAAATGCGTAAAATATCCTCAAATTCTTTGTATCTAATTCATCAGGCATCGACATGGACTGCAGGAAATGTAAATAATATCCGGGAAACAATTAGTATGCTTGAAAAGTCTGATGACCGGATTGCTGCACTTTACGCAGCACGTTCAGGAGAAACAAAAGAATTTTACGAGGAAATCATGTCCCGTGCGAATGGTAATGGAGAGTGGTTATCTCCGGATGAAGTTTTACAGGCAAAATTAGCTGATGAAGCTGTAAAACTATCTGCTGTGACCAATATCGATATGTCTCTTATATCTGATATGAAATTACCAGATATCCCTGAAAACAAAATTATAAAGGACGAGATCGAAGAAAATAAAAACGATAATTCAAAAAAATCCGAAATGAAAATTAAAATTCAAAACGGTTGGAATTTCATGCAGAAACTCTTTAACTGGAAAACAGATGACGAGGTTGAAATGACAACAGAAAATCTGAACACTTTGAATCAAAAGTGTACGGACTTGGAGACTGACAAAATCAATCTCCAAAACGAGGTAACAAACCTCAAAAATGACAGTGCGAAAAAGGACACAGAAATTCAGAACCTGAAAGATAAAGTGTCTAACCTTGAAGGAGACTTAGCGAAAACAAAAGCTGATCCAACAACAACCGATCCAAAAGAAGACCCGGACTTGGTTGATGATGGAAAGAAGACAACAAACCAAACAGCATACGAAAAAGACGTAAACGCTTTTAAAGATTGACGAAATGGGAAAAGTGATTGAAAATCCTAAAAATTATACTGGACGGGAACTGGAACAAATTTTCTTCCGTCCGACTTTGACTGGTCCTTCTGCTTTGAATTTAGGGCTGAAAGTGATGTACAATATGCCTGTACCTACAACGCTCAATTTTTGGCGTCGTAACATTCATATCCTACAGAAGTATTCTAAAGGATGGAACGGTGGGGATATCGCAAAGAAGTATCAAAAAATCATCGAGCTGCAAAAAGTGAAATCCGAAATGGGCTACTCCGCAGAGGATTATTTTGGTATGATTTACGAGATAATTACCAACTCTCCGGGTGTGAATTTGGATGACTTGAAAGGCTCTGATATTGAAAAGGCAGAAACTCAACTTTTCCGTGAAGCTTTGGACGAAGTTATTCGGGTCGAAATGTGGTTAGGTGATACAACCCGTGCAGATTACGATGGGACAGCTGGAACGGGCTTCAATTCTATCAACGGACTGATCAAGCAAATCAAAGCTGATATAGGCACAGGAGATGAAGAAATTCAATCCTTTACCATGCCGTCTATGTCCGGTGTTGATGCTGCTGAGGGTCTTTTCAAACAGCAATTCCGTGATGCAAAAGAAATCTTGAAGCAATTTAAAGGCGATTTGGCTTACTTTGTGACCGATGATGTTCTTTATAACTATGAAGATACTTTGACATCTGCAAACCTCGAGAGTGCACGTTCTGCGATGATTAATGGAGTTAAACGTTATTTTCATAACGGTATTCCAATCATCCCGGTTAAACTTGGTAATTATCTTCCAACAATGACCGATATGCCTCAATCGTTCTCTATTTTGACGCCTGCTCAAAATATGGCTGTTGCTGTAAACTCAAAAAACTTCCCGGGAAGTAACTCTGAAATTCGTTTTTGGTACAATCCGGACGAAATGGAAAATCGTCAACGTGCTATATTCATGATGGGAACAGGTTACCTGTTGCCGGAAGTCATTAACGTGGCTTTTGCATAACCCTTAAAAACGTAAAAAAATGAAAACAAGTACAGCAAAAAAATTTATCTTTTGTCTTTTGGGTGTTATGTGTCTTTTGGCGTTTGGTGCTTCTTTGTGTGGCGCTCCAAGTTCTGAATTTGTCGAGTGTTCTTCTTTCGCAGAGGGATGTAAGGTGGTTTCTGATTTTCTGTTTGCCGGTTCTTCTGGTTACGGAGTGGCGTTCGCACTTACAGGATTTGCCCGTGCTTGCGGTAAAAAATCCTCCGGAGTCCGCTCTTTGTATCTGAACGAAAGTGCGAATGTGACGGCGCACACACTTGACGGCACGAATGAAAGGAAATATTCAGCGATAACACATTCTTCAGCGTTTGTTAAATACGACTTTGAGCCTGACCAGTGCGAATTTAAGGAAACAACAACGTTCGAAAATGGTTCTTTCAAAAATACGATTGAAATTATTTTTAGGATGGGTAAAATGTCTCCTGAAATCTCCGACGCTATAATGGAAATGGCGGATGCTACTTATTGCGGTATGGAGGGTGTTGTAGTTGACAACTCCGGCAATCAATGGTACGTAGGTTACAACGAGGAACAAAAGGATGAACGTCCTTTGAAACTCGGAGGCTCCGAAGGTACTACCGGTAAGGCATTATCTGACGAAAGTGGAGATACCGTTACGCTCATTTGCGAAACAACTGAAAAAGCTTACACATATAGCGGAGAAATTAGTGCGTTACTGACTTAATACCTCTTTCTTGATAGTTTATTTATTGGTTTAACAAGAACGGCAGGCGGAATATTCTGTCTGCCGTTTATTCTTAAAAATTATGGTAAAAAAGAAATACGAAATAAAAGAAAAATTCAAAGGTCAGGTAGTTGCAACAACACCGCCAACCTACGAGAGAAAAGAGGGTGGACGTTTTGTCCTCAATAGCAATCTTTCTCAAAAAGATATGGGATACCTGTATGAAGTAATCAAACATGAGGCAATTATAGGAAATGACGAAACCACGGACGGCAGCGGTATTTAATCAGGCTCAACAACCGCTTATTCGCAGTATAAATGTTAGCTCGATTAATTCAAATAGCAATGACTATTGGAGCTTTGGGAATAATAATATGTTCCCGTATGCTCTAGCTGCATTGTCTCGCAGTTCTGCAGCGCATCGCCGTATATTGAACGATAAAGCGGATTACGTTTCAGGAAAAGGTTTTTCATGTGACGATAAAAATAAAGAACTCTTAGGGTTTCTCAATCATGTAAACAATAAGGATGAAAACCTGCGGAATATGCTTCGTAATTCGGTATATGATTATCTGCTTACAGGCAATGGATACATTGAAGTCGTCACCAATAAAAAGGGCAATTTCCTTTCATTTTTTCATCAGGATTCAACGAAGTGCCGGTTATCTAAGGATAAGACAGAGATTATTTTATTTCCGGACTGGTCCAACTACAACAAAACGAAAGCTAAAACGATTCCATTATTCCCACGCTTCAAAGAAGAAGATGGGTTTCTTCGCTCGATGATTAGATATGTTGATTACGAGCCGATGTTTGAGAATTATGGTATTCCGGATTACATAGCAGGGTTGAATGTTGCTGCGATAGCTTACAAGACAGACCGTTGGAATATCTCNCGGCTTGATAGCTCTTTCCAATTTTCCGGAGTGTTGGAAGTCGACGGAGATACAACCGATGACGATGAAGCAAAGGAAATAAAGGAGTTATGTGAAAAAAGGTTTGCCGGAGAACCCGGTCAGGTCCTTTATCTTGTAAAAAACATGGTTGAGGAAGGTAGAGGAACGAAATTCACACCGATTCAATCAAGTAACGAGGGAGATTGGAAAGCATTACACGAACAGAGTAACAATGATATTGTGGTCGCTCATTCGTGGTTTCGTACACTTTCCGGATTGGATTACTCAACAGGTTTCAGCTCTGACAGGATATTGAACGAATATCAAGTTGCAATGTCGACCATTATCCTGAATAATCAGGAAAAATTTATTACTCCGATTAAAAGTGCGATCGAAGATATTTTGAAAATTGACACGTCAAGTTTGCAATTTATCAACCGTCCACCGATTGAAGCGAAGCCTGGATACATGATGATATGGGAAGCTCGAAAAGCTGATGGCCTTTCGTACGACGAAAATGCTCCGGAACAACAAATATATTTAGCAAATCTAAATAAGAATGGCAGTAACAACGCTAATAACAGCACAGGAGGTAATTGATATTTCTTTCATTGGTGAAGAAAATATCAAGACAAACAGGATCAAAGATTCGGTTATTTTATCGGCTCAGGAAAAATATCTGAGGGATAAATTCCCCGGTCTGTATGATAAGTTTTTAGAGGGCGAATATTCGGACTTTGTAAAGGAGTACATCAAGTCTCCTTTGGCTTATTTCGTTCGGTATTTGATTCTTCCAAATATAGGAATTCAAATGTCCAACATGGGAATTAATATACCTCATAACGATTTCTCCAAAGGTGCGAGTGACCGACAGCGAGATACTTTAAGACAAAGCGCATTGATGATTGCCGAGCCTCTAATAGAGAATGCTATCCGCTATATCAACGAACATGAAGTGGATTTTCCGGAGTATAAGAGAAATATTAAAAAAACAACAAACCGAGTAAAGGGCGGTATTATATTTTAAGATATGGCAGATATAGCATTTTGGAACGGATTGCAAGATATTGCTGAAATCACAGACAGCGATTACCTTTTGATTGGCGATGTGTCTGAAAATAAGTCATGCCGTGTAACGGTTGGAAGAATGAAAGCCTATGTCGGGATCGGAGGAGGTGGGAATATTCCTGTAGCAGGAATAGCATTAAATTCCACTCAGCAGGACTTGGAGAATATCAACGATACTTTTCAACTCGTTGCTACAGTACTACCATCCAATGCGACAAATAAGGGAGTTGCATATACGAGTTCTTTTCCTGAACTTGTTTCCGTGTCTTCTTCTGGCCTAATAAGAAGGATGCAAAACTCGACATTTGAAATAGTAATTACAACAAGCACTACCGACGGAGGTTACGTGGCAACAACTAAAATTCCGGCAAATATTGTAAATACTATATCACTATCTCCAACGAATACGGAGTTTGATAAAAATCGCACGACATTGCCCGGACTGCTCTACACTGACGTAGCTGTTACAATTTCAGGCGACAACAAAGCGTTTGACGTTATTGGAGCATCACCTTGGGTAACTGTCGATGTTTCAGAAATGAGTGCTGGAAAATTTCGTGTGAGCGTTAACAGCACGAACGAAACAGGTGCATATCGTGAAAATTTACTAACGGTTCAAAGTCGTGCAAACTCCGCTATTAAAACAACATTCAACATTTCGCAGCGCCCGACAGCTTGGGGGGTTATAATGTTGTTGGATAGGAATGTGATCAACCTCGATACGGCTGGAAAAGAATCAGGAGCGCCAAATAATACTTCGAGAATTTATTTCCAATTTGAGGGTACAAGCGATAAGAGCGCACAAATAGAATCCAACACAGGGGGGATTGTGGGTAGCTTTTCATTCGGCTCTGACGCAACAGGCGCATATGTTGACCTAATTATGAATCCAAATACATTGACAGATGTAAGGGTTGGCAGTATCGTATTTTCAGCGGTTGCAGACTCTTCTGTGAGGCAGACTCTTACAATCAATCAATCAGGTACTGGAATTGTAAACGTTACACTATTAGGCTTAACTCCTACAACTTACACTTTTACGGCTGCAGGACAAACTCTGCAACTCCAGCCGACGGTGCATCCTGTTAATGCGACAGATAAGCGTGTGACTTATGCATCAAATAATACAGCAGTTGCAACCGTCAATAGTGCAGGTATAGTTACTTGTGTGGCTCCTGGAGCCGCTACAATAACAGCCACAACGGTCGATGGAGGTTTTACAGATACGTGTTTGGTAACTTTGGCTGGAGCTTCTGACTTCTTATTTGAAGGAGCGCCATTAAGTATAGACCACCCTCATAGTCAGTCTTCCGGAGCTTATCCAATAGAAATTGTTTCCACTTTAAATGGCAATCCTCAAGGATTTACCGCTGTGAGTTCTGATTCTTCGTGGCTACAAATCGTTGTCGAGCCTCAGTACAATACAGTGAGAGTATTTTTCATGGACACCACTCCCGGAGTATCAAGGTCTGGAACTGTTACTATCACTCAGAATGACTCCGGCAAAAAATTAGTGGCTAATTGCAGACAATTTTCATAAATAGTATAAATCATGGCAAATTTAATATCAATATCGAAAGTATCAGGAAGCTCTAAAGGAGTGCTGATTAACAACATCCGATTCCTGAAAGAAATGGCAGTGAAAATCGAAAACAACACTGTTAGTGTCGTTCCAAAAGACGGCACAGAAGCGTTTTCCGGTCAACTCGGAGTGGTTGAAATTGACGGTTCACCGATTTTCGATCCTGACGAAGCGATTGCAGCTTTGGAAGAAATCATCCCTTTTAATTCGGGTGGGGGGGCACCCTCATCAACCCCAGTAGTTCCAACATTGCAGCAAGTAACGGACAAAGGGAATGCAACCGATAAAAAGATCACTCATGCACCGGGAGAAACAAATGCGGAAAGCGCAACGCTCGGACAGGTGGAAGACAGAACACGAGCAATAACGAAACTTGAAATTATAAATATGTTTAATTAAAAAAGTACTAATATGATTAAAGAATTTTTATCAAAAGAGGGTTTGCAAACCTTTTACGACCAGTTAGAAATTATTCATGCCAAATTTATGAAAGGGTTACAGGCCGGTACTAATGTGACTATCACAGGCGACCCCAAAAACCCTGTAATTTCGGTTTCCGGAGTTGATATACCTGAAAAATTCAGTTCAACGGATACTATCACTGGTGCAATCGGGGCGGTTATTCCTGGTCAAGATTTTACAAAGGTAACAGCGCTCACACCGGGAGCTGTTTTTAACCCAAACGATGTTGTAATTTTCGCCAATGGGGCACTCGGACAGGTAACAGCGTATAATAGTGGGGCGCAAACGTTTGATGTTGTTGTTATCCAAATACCGATAGCTACCGCTTGGGGTGCTATATCAGGAAGTATTGCAGCTCAGACAGACTTGAAAGCGGCGTTAGATGCACTACAGCCATTGTTGACTGCAGGAGCAGGTATTTCAATTGCGGCAAATGGCACAATCAGCGTAAATGTTGTATCCGACACCCTTGCAATAACCACACAGGCAGGTGCGGTTAAAATCGAAGTAGTTCCGATTCCAAATGCGGAAATCGAAGCTATGTTTGAAGATTAAATAAAACAGATATGTATATAACTCGGAATTTTGCACAACACCAAGACTTCCATAACAACACCGGGGGCGGACATAACCCCGGTGCGGTGATGTGGAAAGATCTGCAGGGAAACAACGATGCTACGTTAGACGGAGCAACGTGGGGAGACAAGGCGTTAATTTTTGACGGAAATAGCCTTGCTCGCTTCGTTGGTACGTTAACCCCGAGTTTTACCTATATGTTTGTCGGAATCCGATTTGCACAAACAAAAACCCACCCTCGATTTACAGCTGATAATCCGTACACAGCTTTTTATTTGCAATCAGCGCAAAATTTTGCGTATGCTGTATATGGACAGGGTACAGATGGCGCTTTCAATCCTGCCAAAATAATGCCAATAAACAAGTATGTGCATTTGGCAGTAAGATATGTTGCAAATTCCAAGGTATTAGAACTGTTTGAGAATGGTACTAAAATAGGTACACGGCCAGCAACAAGCGAACCAGTATCTACGGCATTTGCATACTTCGGAAACCGGGCAGCGAAAGACAGGGGTCTAGTGGGAGGTATGTGCAACTTTCTACGGTACTCTGATGCGCTAACAGATGCAGAGATACAGCATAATTATGAGATTGACAAAATACTTTATATCGACATGGATCAAAAATTTTTGAGTTTAACAGGGCTGTCTACCCTCGTTAGTAAAATAAAGACGTATGTTACGAGCATTACGGGCTTAAAATCAACTTTAGTAACAACCGACAAAAGTAGTCTTGTTGGTGCTATTAATGAAGTTGCAGGAAGTTTAGGGAGTGGCGGAATAAATTATTCAACGGAGGAGCAAGATACGGGCTTGATGGATGTGGATGGATATCCTGTTTTTCAAAAAACGCTCTTTATACAGGGATCAGGATATTTTCGAGTAGACCACAATTTGAGTACAAGAAATGTGGTAAGTTCAGAAATGTTAATCGAACACATATTGGGTGAGGGGTTTGTTCCAGTTCCATTCAATAACTACACATACGACGTAGTAAACACGACACCTGCCGTATTTATTTCAGAAACCCGACCAAATCTTACGTATTTAGTAGTTGCAGATAATCTAGGGGAGGTTAATCTTCGTTGGACTTTAAGATACACCAAATTAGATGAATAGATTTATTCGCAAAATATTATTCCTGAACTACGTGGTTAATTTGCGCAGTAAGGAAATTCATAGATTCCGTACAGAGCATAAAAATTGCCACTTGAGTATAATCAAGCACAAAGTTTATGTTTGGCCATTCGTTGTTTGGATTTTGTGCAAGAATGGTTACAATGGGTGTTATCACTGTTTTAGGAAAAAAGATACGGATAAGAAGAAATAAAAAAATGAATTTACTTTTTATACAGTCAATATTATCAGGGGATTTTCCAACATTAAAAGTTAAAATGCTGGTCGTATGTATTGCGTGGATTGCAGTCCTAGCTGCTATTGTAATAGATCTGTTTAGCGGAGTGAAGAAAGCTAAACTACGAGGCGAATACACTAGTTCGGAGGGTCTTAAAAGGACTGTTAGTAAATTTGTTCTGTACTATTCGGCTTTAGGAATAGCCCTTTTGGCTGATTGGCTTTTTTGTTACATGATAACTTCGTTTAACTCGTTCATTCCAGCTATTCCGTACCTCACAATAATTTGTGCGCTGTATCTTATCATAGCGGTTGAAGGTCGCTCGGTGTTAGAAAATGCGGACAAAAAGCAGAAAAAACAACTTTCAACCGATCTACAAAAACTCATAGAATTAGCTATAAAAGTAAAAGATAAAGAAGTCTTGGAGTATCTGAAGAAAATAGCCGAAAAGGACGATACACAAACAGGGAGTTGAACGAAATTTAAGGTTTTGATATTTTGGATTTACATAACAATATTTTCATATAACAATATGGCAGAAGTAAATAAATTAGCACCTGTTATATTTCAATGGGAGGGTGGTTGGTCAAACCATAAGGCAGACAAAGGAGGGAAAACGAACATGGGAGTTACCCTCGCTACTTGGAAATTGTACGGATACGATAAAAATGGAGACGGAAATATCGACGCAGAAGATTTGAAACTTGCAACAAAGCAGGATGTCGTTAATATCCTAAAAAAACACTATTGGGATAGGTGGAAAGCTGACCAAATAAAAAATCAGTCAGTCGCTAATATTCTTGTGGATTGGGTGTGGCATTCGGGGGTTCATGGGATAAAGAGACCTCAAAAATTGCTTAATATTCAAGCTGATGGCATTGTTGGCAAAATAACGCTCAACTCTGTAAATTCAGCTAACCAAATGGTTTTGTTTGCCCTGATCAAAGAGGATAGAATAAAATTTGTCGATGAAATCGTAAAAAGAGACCCAACGCAGAAAGTTTTCGAAAGGGGCTGGAAAAACCGAATCAACTCGTTTGTTTATTCAGATGAATAAATTGTGAGATATTCTTATATCATATTATCTTCTATTTTGCTTTTTTCCTGCAAAACACAGGAGAAGATACAGCGCAATACATCTCTGAGCGAAATAAAGGGTTCTCAGGTAACTCTTTCCTTTTTAGAAATAGATTCTGTTATCAATGCGAGAACGGCATATGTATTGTCTGAAATGAGCGAAAAATGGAAAATAACGGAGTATTACGAGAATGCTCCGGGAGACACTGTTTTACGCATCAAGTCCGAAACCGAAATCGTCCGTGATTTCAAGGAAGAAAAAGATGAAATTGACAGTACAAAGCATTATTCTACAACCGTCGTTGAGACTCAAATTAACGACAGCACAATGGTTAACACTCAGATAATCGAAAATATCGACAAGAAAAACGATTCCCGGATGATACAAGGTTTCGAGTGGTTTTGGATCGTAATAGGCATTGCGGTTGTTATAGTAGTCGCTATAATAATATTTCGATTGAGAGGTTAGACAATAGTTATTATTTTCATGATAGATTGGAGCGTCTAGTCTGTGAAGATAGGACGTTTTTATCATTTGTTTTGTTTTTCTAAAATGGATAGGTATTCATGAAATAATTTATATATTTGCATAATGATAATTATGCTAAATAATGAAGAAAAACATAAAGAGAAGGGTCAATAAATATGGCGAATGGATCAGGCGCATATTGTCTTGTTTTAGCTTAAGGCAGTCGCTTCCTTGGATTATAATACTACTGGGCCTCATTTCTACTTTCGCAGGCTTTTATGAAGTCTTTCATGATTCTGTAGTTAACGAGATTTCAAAATGGATTGGAAATACTTTTATAGTTGGATGTATCGTTGGATTCATGTCTTCCTATGCGCAATTTAGAGGGGTTTACAAAAATGACCTAGAGGATATTATTTACAACATTGACTTTTTAGAGAAAAGAAAAGATATCCAAGAAATATGGGCGAATGTCTCACAAGTCTTATTTGAGAAAAAATTTCCAGAGATTAGTGATGATTTATTATGCGATATAAGAGAGAAATACTTATTGGGAGACATTGATTACTATTGTAGTAACTTTGTGTCTTCGCAGACTATTTCTTGGCACGACAAAGCGTCAAGGTTTATTAAAGTCACAGAGGAGTATGTGTTTAACGTCATTACCACATCTGGGGACCGAGAAGTTGATTTTACAGGGACCTTTTCTGCTGAAATTTGTCGTGACGACAAAGAGAGCTATATTAAAATAGATCAATATTTAGTAAATGGAAATCTAATAGATTGTGATCCGAAAGAAACTCGAACGGAAGATATGATTACTCTCGAAACTAAAATTAAATTAAAAGGTCATACGACGTATTCCGTCAAAAGAGAAATGACAAAAGTATATTGTTTAGATAATGATTATTATATTGGATTTAGCGCAAAAACGATAGTGAAAGACTTGAGAGTTCAAATTTTCAACGAAATAAAAGATGACATTGAGCTGAAATTTGTGCCAAGAGGAGTGTTAAAAACATATAAAAACAATAAAAAAAGAGCAGATTATTTGGAATATGAATATAATGGACTAATTTTGCAGAAGCAAGGGTTTGTAATTTTACTGAAAGAAAAAAAATAATTAAATCAAATTGATCATCATGAATATGAAAGCTTCTAAAATTTTATTTAGCGAGTCTGAGGGATAGGAGTGTATAAAAATTAAAACAAAATTTGTTTTGATGCCCAGTAAATATGCTGGGCATTTTTTTGTCAGAAAATAATCATCTGTATCAATTACGTATAACATCATAGTATATATTACTTAGGCGGTAAATCACATGATTACCGCCTTTTTTGTGAAATTTGCAGAGCTAAAATAAATATGTATATTTGCATGAAATAATTATTGAAAAACTAAAGGAGCCAATCGCTTAAACCAGCAAAATACTTGCAACTTTTTTTAAAATTAATTGCAAGTCGTTGAAATTCAAGTCAATATGAGTTTTTGAGATAAGTCTGGGGGGCGTGTGGTCGCAGGTTCAAATCCTGTCATCCCGACAGTTGATTATTAGGGAGTTAGATTAAATTCTAACTCTTTTTTTTGTCCTAAATTTGGAATTTAGTGGAATAAATCGGTATATTTACGCCCGAAAACTTGCAATAAACTTGCAATAAATTATGGTAATAAAAACTACATTAGACGAAAGGTCTAAAAATAAAGAGGGGCGTTATCCGATTAAGTACAGATTTTCAGCACATGGAAAGTCGATTTATATTTCAACTGGTTTTTTTTCATCTGCAGATGAATTTGATGAGGTTTCCGGATTGTTTTCATTGCAGAATAAAAAAACGAGAGAAGTACACCGTCGACATAATATTATTCTTTCCGGAGAACTTGAACGAGCATCACGATTGTTATTCGACCTTGAACAAAAAGGGCAGGGTAACATTTCTGCTGCAAGATTCAAAGATCTGTTTGTTAAAAAAACATCCGAAGGAATTACGTTCGATTCCCATTACAAAAATTTTATGTCACTTATTGAAAAGGAACGAACCAAAGGGATTTACCAAAATACTTACAACAAAATAAAAAAGATGTTCCGGGATGAATTATATTTCGAGGATATAAATTTTTCTTTCTTGCAGAAATTTGAACAAAAGCTGAGACAAAAAGGAAATGCCGTTAATACGATTTCAATTGATATGCGAAACATCCGTGCAGTCTTTAACGATGCAGCACGAAAAAAGTTAGTCAGCAAAGACCTGTATCCGTTCGACGATTACAAAATAAAAAATGAGGAAACAGAACATCGGGCGATAACGGTCGAACAACTCCGGGAGTTGTTTAATTTTTCAGGAACTGATTCGGAGAACTACGCTCGGGATGTTGCAAAATTAATCTTTTTTCTGATAGGGATAAATGCATCGGACTTGTATAGTTTGTCTGCTCCAGTCAATGGACGGATAGATTACCGACGGAATAAAACAGGGCGATTGTACTCAATCAAAATTGAACCGGAAGCAGACGTTTTACTCAAACAATTTAAGGGCGAAAATCAATTTCTTTGCTTTCAGGAACAATTTTCTACTGAGGCGGATTTTTTGAAAAAAATCAACGGAGTAGATATAATTAAGGACGAAAAACGAAAATTCTTAAAAAGGGGATTAAATACAATAGGAGATGCGCTAGGAATAGAAAACCTTACATCATATGTTTTGCGCCATACATGGGCGACGATAGCTGGCGAACTCGACATATCCAAAGAAACGATAAAAAAGGCTCTCGGACACGGAAAGAAAGAAGTTACGGACGTTTATATTAAATTCAACCCTGCTAAAGTAGATAAGGCAAATAGAGAGATTATCGATCACGTTTTTGAAATAATCACACAAAACACCGTTGAAAATGTTCAGAATCCCCAACGGTGAAATAAATTTAATTACAATATCTCTAAAAAGCCACTCAAACACCAACCCTCATCACCTGTTGATTTTTTTACTTTTATGTAATACTCCTCTCCGACACTTGTTAGTCCAGTTGGTACGGAATCCAATACAGAAACTTCTTCGTAATTCAAACAGTACGCAACTACTTTTCGATCCGATGAGGTTGAGCTGTAAAGATTCACTCTTTTTACGTCAAATCCGTCAACGATTGTAGTAATACGCATCTCTTTGTATTCCGAATTACTTTGATTTGAACACGAAAGAAAGACAGCAACAATCGTGAACATGAATAACATTTTTTTCATTTATACTTAATTTTAAAAATCTTACTATATTTGTATTTCAGTTAATACAGAAAACACTATATAACATCCACTCATTATTAAGAGTAAGGTTCAGCCTAACAGACTTTACCTGCGGTGTTTTATGGTACGCTGTGGACTGGC